CCCACAACTGTAGTCAAACGCTCTCGTTCCACAGTTTGTCTTGCCAGATAAATTCCGCCTTTTGTCTTCTCTGCAGGGGCAAAAGGCAAAATAAGTAACCGATAACCCGTAGGACGAGGCAATTTTTCAGCTAAATTACCGTTTTTTAGGTCATCTGGGGTAAAACTCGTTGATTTTGGCTTTTCAGGCTCTTCGGAGCCGAAATTAGCGACAAAAGGAGGTATTTTCTTACTTTTAGCTTCAATCTTCATCTGGTGTCTCCATTCGCTTATGTAGTCCAATTATTTCATTTTCAAAGTAGTTAAGCCCTGCAATTTCACCAATTAAGCGTTGATATTGATTAAAATCACCTACACCACCGCTTGCAAGCGTATTTTTAAGCTCTTCTTGTCGTTTGCGGGACTGTTTTAACAAAAACTCAGTAGCCGTTAGCCAATCCATGGGTTATTCTTTAATCCATTGGATAAAACTAAGTCCTTTTGTAGCAGCACCGCCACCTTTAGCTTTTCCTTTTACCGCTTTTAGCTTCCCAGCACCTTCTGTGTTTAACTTAACTGGGTTCTTTTGTGGTCCAGGATAAAGTTTAGACTTTTTAGCCATTTTTCCTCCTATTCGCTTCTAGTTCTCTCGTCCGCTTCTCGGACAGTATTTAAAATATCTGCGTAAGTCCTATCTGCCTCTAAAATTGAGTCTTGAACGTTCTTTTCTCGGTCTGCAGCAATCTTCATTTCTGCTATAGCCTCATGAGACTCTATTTTTTCCTTCTCAACTTCTCGTTTTTGCTCCGCTGCCACTGCTCTTTGACGTATTTCAGCTTTTTGGAGCTCAATAATTGGATCCATCTTAGCTCTTTCTTCAGCTTCTTCTACAGCTTTAGCTCTTCCTGTAACTTCTGCAGTCGCTTGAGTCGCTTTTTGAGCAATCTCGTTCATAATTTGCTGTGATTGTTCAGGTGGCATCTGTTGTAGTTCTTCTAGAGGCGGTAATGGTTGACCCATCGCCTCTTCAATTTGCAAGCGATACAACATAGACTGATGTTCTTGTATATTAGAACTAATCATTTGAACAACCATCTCATTTTTCTGTGCCATAGGGTTTTGTACAAAAGCAGAATGAGCATCAATATAGGCTTCATGGTCTTGCCACTCAAATGCTTTAATCGGCTGCCCCATCATTGCTGCTTGTTCTTCGCTAATTGGGTCTCTAGGAGGAACTTGAGGTTGTTGTTTGAATAAACTTTGTGGGTTTTTGATCTCTAAAGCCTCATACATTCGGCGATAAGCCTCCTGTAAATCATGTATTTCAGGTGCTGCTTGCGCCATCTGTAGTTGTTGCTGCGCAATTAAGACCCGTTGTGCCATTGAGAATATGTTTGGATCACTGATGGGCAATACATCAACACGATCATCAAAATCTTGAGCCATAACGACCTGTTGCCCTTGCTCTGTCATATAAGGGTATTCAGGGGGTAAATAAGTAGCATAAAGTTTAGTCAATAACCTAAATTCTTTCTTTTGAGCAAAATGTAAACGCTTATGGATAGCTGACATGACTTTTGTACCACGTTCTAACATAGCTATAGTAGTGCCTACGGGTAATTGCTGACTACCAATGTCCCCAACCTGCATATCTGCAATAGAGGCAAAACGCCTGCCTGAATCAACTAAAACACCTAAAAGTTGTGCTAAAACAGCAGAAGGCTCTTTATATGGTAAAGGTAACAAAGAATCTTTAATCGTAGCTCCTGCTACATCAACATCTCTAAATTCTCCAGGTTGTAAAGGCTCGTCTTCCCCCTGTATTCGCATACCACGAGCCTTGAACCCCGCTGGAAGATTAGCCAAAGTTCCAGCATCGATCAATTGTCGTAAAATAGAAGTAACAGACTTAGTTAGTCCTCCAATCATGTGAATTAAGCCAAAACCATAAAAGCCCAGTCCTGGCAAGAACTTATACTGAACAAAATAATCTGTCTTTTTATAAAGTTGGTCTCCCTCAGTCCAATTGCGCCGAATTGCTAGAATCTGATTCATGTCTTCACAAATTGTCACAATATAAGGACAAGCAAAGCCATGATCTTCAATTTCTGTTAAATTGAGATCAACGTGAAGTTCTAAAATAGTGTACAACTCATTATTTTCTGCATACGTTGGATTTACACCTTCAAGTTTTTCCATTTTTTCTTGAACTTCGTTTACATCAGGAACTCCAGGCTGTATTAATTCAACGTCGCTATATGTGCCGTTTAATTGCATTTTTAGTAAATCATTCTTTGTCATTGTCATGACATGAGTAACTCGAGGAGACGTTGAAAGATCTGTAGTAGAGTAACTAACCACTAAATCTTCTGCTTTTACAAATTCACTAACAGCACGATTTAACATCGTATCAAAATAAATTTTCTTAAAAGCACTACCAGAAAGTGGTAAATAAAATAATAGCGAATCCATCTCAGGATCATATTCTTCCATAACATGGCTAATCTGATAGTTCATGAATTCTTTAACTCTGGTCGATTGAGCTACAATCTCTGGATTATGTGCCCCCACCACCTGAACTTGAACTGGACCTCCTGCTGGTAAAAGTTCTTTATAGGCTTGTGCCTGAAACTGAGTAACAGCTTCAGATAAAATTGGATGATTAACTCCGCTGGCTCCTTGGAACGGTTGAGTTCGTTCTTCTTGATTAATACCTAATAAGTCTAACCCTTTGCTAAAAGATTCATACCAATCTTTACGAGACTCTTTATCTTCTTCATAAAGAGTAACTAATTCAGAACCAAGCGACTGAAGAACATCTTGCTCTAAAAAGTCTGCTAAATTTTCATTAAATGGAATAACTTGTTCTGTTTCTTCAAACTCTATTTCTCCTTCTTCTAAGGGAATTTCTATTTCTATATCTATAGGTAAAGGTGATCCAGAAGGAGCAGAATCTCCATTTACAAGTGGGAGTTGCTTATCAATAGCCATGAGGCATCACTCTATCATATATTTTCATCAATAGTAAACCATTTCCCTATGGCGATAGCTCTCAAAAGTATCTTGATAGTCTGATGGTAATTGAACAAAACCACCTTGTCGATAACGTAAAACTGCCTGTGACATAGAGTCAACTAAATCGTCATGATCTCCGTTAGGAAATGCCGCACACTCTTCAACTACTTCAGTCGCCCAAAATTCATCTGGTTTCCAGACCATTCCAGACTCAAACAAAGGTGTACATGCATTCACTCTCGCTACTTTATCTGATCCTTTACTGGGAGTAAAGTTTTGAACAGGGATTCCAATTTTTCTCAATTCTTGCGTCAAAGGGGTTCCACTCCCTTTAGCTTCTATAATAACAGTGTCGGGTTCCCAATGTTCATAAAGATCTAGGGCTTTTTGTTTAAGCTCGGGGAATTCCCACCTAGACTTTACCGAATCTAATAGAATAAGATGCGCAACCTCACCGTCATAAAAATTTTCACCTATTCTACCATGTGGATAAAAAACTCCCCATGTAGTTATAGCAGAATAGTCCGCGGTTTCAGTGCGGAGGAAAGCAGTATCATAGCTTTGAATAATATATTCACACTCAGGCGGTCTCTTTTCTTTCCACTCTTGCCACCATTCTCTCTTGATCAATGCTCCCTCTTCGGCAGTAGGGTTCTGCATATATTGAGCGAACCATTTTGGTCCATTGCCCAGTGCTGCCTTGATTCCTTCTAGTTCTTCAATTTTCCAGTATTCTGGCCATACTGCATCGCCACTAGGGAGAATAGCTGGGAGCTCAATCACTTCCCATTGATCATTCTGCTCACTACGGGACATGTCTTTGACCAAGCGTCCTGTCAAGTCTTTAATTGACCAACGCGTCATGACAATAACAATTGCTCCTCCAGGCTGCAGCCGTTGGCGCGGTCCAGAAGTATACCACTCATATGCATCGTCTAAAGCTACTTTAGACATAGCGTCTTGTTCTGAATGAGGATCGTCAATGATAAAGAGGTCTGCGCCCCGTCCTGCGATAGCGCCTCCCGTTCCTACTGCATAGTATTCTCCACGAAGCGTCGGCTGCTTCTCTGACATAGTTTCCCACTTTCCTGCTGCTTTTGAGTCAGGGTTGAGGACAGTTTCAGGAAAAACGTGCTTATACACATCAGACTGAATCAAGTCTCTAACCTTACGTCCAAAGCGCACTGCGAGGTCGGACGTATGAGTGGCTTGAATAATTTTCAAAGTAGGGTTACGCCCAATCAAATAGGCGGGGAGTAAAAAGCTCGCGAATTCACTCTTCGTGTGTCTTGGAGGCATATTGATAATGAGCCGTTTTAGCTTGCCCTGAGCTATACGGTCAAAAGCTTCAGCCACTATGGTGTGATGATGACCTTGAATGAAACTTGGCCATTGGTTCTTGACAAATGATAAAAAGTCCGTTTGTGCCTGTTCTATTTTATTGAGTTCCTTAAACCGCTCACTGAGCTCATAGTATTCCTTGAGCGTTTCTTCGGGAAGGTTTTTGAGGTCAGGCTTCATTTAATGAATGTCTTGTAAGGTAGAAAGTGAAATACCTTCTTCGTCTGCTAGTTTCATTACACCTCTCTGATTAGGCATGTACAAAGTTGAAGTATCCGCACTAAAGATATCAGGGTCTGCTTTTGTACGAAATGTTTCTCGAATAATAGGAATGCCATCAAGGTCAAAAACTTCATGTAATACAAAACGGTCGGGGGAGTCTATAAGGTCTATTCTCTTTTCTTCTTTGAATTTAATTTTATTTACCCATTCTGCATTTCCTTCACCAAATTCATCAAATCCTCTGGCTCTTGCAGTAGGGTCTGCGTACCACTCCAATCTACCGCGTTGCCGAACTCCAATCCTTCCCGAACCTACAATATCTGGATTCTCGAGTTTTTGTGTCCTAGTAATTGCTGAATCTAGTGCATCGTTCCAGAGAGTGAGTGGATCATCAAAACCCATAGAAGCATAAGGATTATAGTTGATTGGGTCAGACTTAGTCCACTGATCCTTAATCTTTTGACCTTTCTCCAATATTTTTTCTCCGTCAGCAAACACATCCCTGTTCATTATAGATGGTTTTTGTCGCAAGTCCATCCTAACTGAAAAATCGTCCATAGAAAAGAAGTCTATGTCAGTTAGTCCATATTTCTTAAAAGTTTGTAGTATATTTGGACCGTATTCACTGGTCTTCCAAGCCATAAATGGTCCACCAGACATCTTGTTCATGGCTGCAGGAATCCTAGACATAAAGGTTTTTGCTACTACGGGGGATATTGCTGCTGCTTTTGCTACAGTGGGACCTGCCTTTGAAAGTGTTCTTAAGCCTGCTGCGGGAAGTGCAGCTAAAACTGTGCCTGCTGCTGCGCCTTTTAGTATTTTTCTTCGGGTTTCGTCCGTTTCTCCTTGTTTCAGGGTCTGTATACCTTTAGTTTTAGAAGGTATTTTAGAAATAAGTTGGCGAGTAGCCATTGTTCCACCTAAAAGAGAAAGGGGTATTCCTGCTGCCATTAAGGCATAGCGCCAATCTTTAGGTTGGTCTTCTGGCCATTCCTTCATTCCCCGACCAATATCCGTTCCCGCTAACACACTCTCCCCCATCATTGCTGCGTAAGGTAGAGTGGCTTGTCCTAGAGTTTTTGTAAAAGCTGGTAAACTGACTGCTCCAAGCCCCACGTCTAAATTTCCTAGCATGTGAGGCATTGCGTAAGCGCCACTGATCGGTTCCATTCCCGCTTCTTCACGAAGTTCATTCATCCTTTGGAATTCATCCACGTTTTTACCCAACCACCTTTGAATCTGATAGGGTTCCCAGCCCCTACTCTCTAGGGTTGTGCGTAGTCGCTCCCGTATTTCCCACCACTTGGGTTCTTCTTTTGGTGGTGACGGGTGATATTCTCTGTTTATAAGTGCCACTATATAAAAAAATTTTGCAAAATTTTACATATGATACCGCCCTTTTTAGCCAAGAGTAAAGGCTAAATATTTTTGTTGCAGGATTTTTGGTGAATGTGCTTCAAAAAGTTGCCCCTGTAACCGCCCTACACAGGACATGGAAAAAGGGGGAGGGGGACTAATCGCAAGGACTTTAGGGGACATTTTTAGCACCGTCTTACAAGACCCAAGACCCAAGGATATTGGTGCTTGGTGAGTGGTGCTTGGTGCCCTTATATTTTCCCCATAGGAAAGGGGCAAGGATCATCCCCTTTTCCCCTTTACTTAGGTGCGGGGTGCTAGATCCTCGGGGTAAAAAGTAAAAAGGGAAAGAGTCTCTTTACTTTTTTACTTACACCAAGCACCAAAGAACAAACACCATACAACAGGGATACATAATACACATACCAAAGTTCCAATACCATTTCCCATTCCCCCGTCATTATTACCTTTTTATAACTAACTTATTGCCTTCACTCACCCAATACCCACCCAATAAGAACAGCTAATAATCTACAAGCACTAAGCACCATACTCTTCACTCACTGACTATTACCTTATTAGCCAATATCAACATTTATTTTTATTTACACACCCTTCTTCTTTCCACAACATCTAATAGCTAAAATAAGACCATATAACATAAGGGTAATAGCAAATCACTACTATTGAGCGAAACGCTCTCCAGACTCAAGTAAAGTAGGTTGGTGAACCAAGCCAAACCCCTTTACATAGCGAGTAAAGGGCAACAAGCACCTTTACTTAATTCCCTTGCATCAGAAAG